CAGCGTGGTATCCGTCAGTCCTTTAAGAACAAGACTGGTATTGCCATAGATCGTCAGAACCCCGCTGATCTCTACAGTATGATGCGCGTTGTATTTATTAACAACGCAGGTGATCACAATGCACGTGTAAATGAGCAAGTTAAGTTCATGAATACTCGGGTCATTGAAGCTGCCCTTGGTCAAATTCAAACTGGTGTGTCTCAATATATGGCTTATGTCCAAGACATTGATACAATTTCCGTACCCCTTGATCAACCCATTAACACAAGTACAGTCGGTAAAAAGATCCCCAAGAATATGAAGATTGGAGTTAATTAAAGTTTTGATTATATACATTGATAAGATGAGTTTAAACTTCTACAAAGACGAAACAGAAAAAGTATGTAAATCTAAAGGTTGGGATCGCGCTGCTGTTGACACTGTATGGCTCCTTCTGACAGAAGAGTTTGGTGAACTGGCTTCAGCCATTCGCCAGTACAAGAAGACCTATAAGAAGACAGGTCTAAAGAAGGAAAGGGGTACAGATGTGATGATGGAAATGGGAGATGTTTTTAGTTACCTATTTCAATTGGCACATATGTTAAATGTAGACTTAGACAAAATGTGGGAAGAACATAAATGTAAGATGAAAACTAAGAAATATAATCTGAAGTAACAGTAACTATAATGCTTACCGACGAAGAAGCGATTGATAATGTCAACCCTTTTGTCACACACGACTTCTCTCTTCCAGGGAGTGTGGGAAAAAGTGATGGATTTGATGATTTCACTGAGTTTAGAAAGGAACCTGGAATCAAAGATGCCGAGAAGAGTGTCTACTGTGACTATGGTCTATGTGATCAAGCAGTCGGGGCTTGTTCTTTATCTAGACCTCTTCACCCAAGAAGGAATATTGATACCGGTTTCACCAAGAAGAAAAAGAGTGTTATTGAACATGTGAAAGTTGGTGTTTCCAATCACCCCGAGTTTTCTATGATTGGTGGTGGTATTATTCTTACAAGTATTATCGTGATGATATATTACGCAAGACGTTAAAGAAGTACTCTAACCTTGATTCATCTTCACATCGTTGAATGAGATCAGCGAGTGTATCCATACAGAACTTTTTAATAAATTCCCTCTGCCAAGCACTTTTAGTATTAATCCAAGGTGGTTGAAAGCTGGGGTCCAGAATCTTAGAAGCGTACGCTGTACGAATGTATGTATGAATATTATGTTTATCGGATACGATATTTTGAAGTGCAAGTTCAGCCATCTTTTGATGAACTTCCATGGTTTTCTCACACATCGTATCCAGAAATTTCTCATACGGGATAGACTGTGTTTTTGACTTCAAGTATACCCAATCTGCCGAAGGTTTTGTGTGAATATAATCCACGTAAGTCGCATACCCTTTCCCTTTTACAAAACGCTCGTATGTAATTGCGACGTAATCCAAATCCGAATCAACGTCATAAACGGATTTTGCAGATTTGAGAAAGGAGGACATTTAAATTACCTAAGTCTCTCTCTTTTAAGTATAAAACCAAATAAAGACGAGGGACTCTAAAAAAAAGAGATGTATTCGGCTATAGCCAACAACAGTTTTTCATACCTTCTAACTCTTGATGAGTTTAGGAAAGGATTTCCCGATGAGACAAGACCTTCATGGATAAAGATTACTACGATCACTATGGTATCAAGCTTTATTCAGCAAATTGACATCAAAAAACTTCGTTCCATTTTTGAGAACTTAGAGTCTTTCAAATTGAAGCGCTCTGGTACCAAAGGTGATGGTGGATTTGAGTGGAAGTTGAAGCCTACAACATTCTACAATCAGGTTACTCTCACTTATCACGACTCCTACAGTACCAAGTCTGTGAAGGTTTTTCCAAATGGATCTATTCAGGTAGCTGGATGCTGCGACCTCTTTGACTGTAAGAGGATCATCACCCAGCTCACCTACATCTTCAAGACCTTTTTGGGGATGGAATCCCAAGTCCCCGTTGACTCTTTTAGGGTTGTCATGATCAACTCCAACTTTTCTCTCAACTACAACGTCAACCTCATGAAGGTGGCGCAACACTTTGAGAATCACTCTGATATATTTAAGGTTTCTTTTGAACCTGATAGATACAGTGCTGTAAAAATTAAGTTTCGCCCAGCCCAAGACATGAAAGAGATTACCACAAGCATTTTTTCAACTGGTAAAATAATAATCACAGGTGCCGAGACCCTCAAAGAAATTGCCTTTGGCTACAACATCATCAACCAGCACATCAATGAAGAGCCCACAATTCGTTGCAAACCCACAGACGAGAAAGATGTATTTGATGTGTTCCTTGGTCACAAATGTGAAGCAATGATTGATCATCTGAAGAAGAAGGGATTCAAATCATGGATACAGACAATTGCAAACAGGCAAATTAACTTTTAATATTTTGTAATATAAATGGACGGTTCGCTCCTGTCTAGGTACGCAGCGGCTCGTCAGTCTGTATCAGTACAGAAGGGTGGACGAGGTAAAATTTTTATTATAGTAGGCGTATTACTTATAATATCAGTTTTGGTTTCTGTGTTTTCAGGTGTGATTAAATTAGGAGGAAAAGAAAAGGTGGAACCAAAAGAAACAGCGAAACCAAAACCAAAAGAAAATACAGGTGATGCTGACGTCAACGAAGATGTTGAATATGCTTATATAGTACCAGACTGTGAAATGAACAAAAAGATCCAAGCAACAGAGGGTAATCTTGGTGCTTGTAATTCAGTATTTGATATTGATCCAGTGGGTGTTACATTTTCAGGTACATACTTTAAACCAAGAGCTCCTAAAAGAGGTAATAGTTGGATACATGAACTATCTTCAAATGACGATACAAAGGAATATATAGCCGCTCACCAATCTAAAGATAATTTATGTAAAATGGTTCGTTTTCATGTAAAGAAGGATGCTGATGATTGTAGATACAAACAACTTGATGCCCGTTATGTACCATCCTCAAAAGAACAGGGTAAATCAGTGTGCACGAATGCAATTAATGTCTTAGATAGTTGGAATAAGGGGGAGGATGTCCCTATAGCATCAAGTGACGATGAAGGAGGTTATGGAATTCAAAAAATGAAATACCATAAGTTCTGTAGTTGAAATAAATTTCTAACGGTACATTAATACAAAATGTCGCAGCGACTTGGAATGGCCGATGGAAGATGTTTCACCATACACTCTTCAGCCCAACTTACTAACAACTATCTCATGGAGCAGAATGGTATTAGCTTCGAGGACAACTATTCATTCCGCAAGGCTATGCAGAAGCAGGGACCCGAGTTTCTCAACAAGCTCAAGGAACAGTCCCGTGATAAGTGTGACCAGTGCCACCCTTACTCCAACATGTCTAAAACCTATTAGGTGTGATAAATTTTAATAAAAACTTTAGAATTATACTGTAGAATGCCAGAATGTGCAATATGTCTCGGCGAGGTAAGGTCAACAAGGGCCAACACACCCATCCGTTGTGGACATATTTTTCATTCCCACTGTATACAAAAGTGGAAGGATGAAGGTAAGAACACTTGCCCAACTTGTAGAAAAGTTTTTGATGTTTCACAATTTAAAGTTACATTGACAGTTCAGAACAATTACACAGCAGAGTCTAACACTGTGTCATTGGAGAGTGAAGCTATCTTCAATATTATGGATATTTTTGACATGTCATTTGATGTTGAAAATACAGTAGATTTAGACAGTCTTCTTGCGGACCTTGGGGTGAGTCTTACCGACCTTGATGCCCTTGTCCTTGACACAGAAGGATGAGCAATACTTCTCATAGTTTAGACCAGGGTAGTTTTTATCAGCCTTTCGGGGGTCTTTGATAGATTTACCGGATGCATCAGTCAGAAGTGGACCAGTAGCCCACCCCCTCTTGTGACTGAATACATTAGCTCTGAATGCAATACGCTTGGTAGGAGCAAACTTTCCACCCTTCTTTACCCGAGAAACGGGAATCTTAAAGAACTTAGCTACAGACTCTTGGGTGTCTCCAGGTTTAACACGATACTCTATGACTCCATGTTGAACATAAAAGTGGAAATCACCTTGACGAATGTAATTTGTAGGTCTTCCAGGACAGACGAACATCATTACTTTATAGTACCCCTTCTTACATTTTTCATTCGCCTTCGCAGCATATATCTTAGTTGGGTTATCTGAAATAACGCGCTTTGGAAGTCCAGTGCAGTGAGTATAGTTATGACTTCCGTTTGAAAGACCAGACCGATCTCCAGGAATAGATTTTTGCCACCTATAAGCCTGATAGTCTCCTACCGCATATGCATAACAGTTATTATTACCAACACCAGTAGACGTACCCCAACGCTTATGGGTATATTTCCTTTCCGAACCACTCAAAGGTAGGTTCTTCATTTATATTGATACAGAAAAAAATATCCGTATCTAATAAATGTTTAAGGAAATCGTCAAGGCTGAAAACCGCTCCGATATGCTCACCGAGCTTCTCGTGTTCGTTCTCAATGTTCTCATTGCGACCTTCATCCTCCGCCTTGCGTGGAACAGGGCTCTCGTCCCCCACATCACCACCCTCAAGCCCATCAAGACCATGCTTGATGCTTTCTTCCTCGCCCTGTCCATCAACATCCTCAAGGGTGTTTAAAACTCTTGGTAACCAACAGTCTTTTCACCATTAGGATCAATGGTGGTTGGGAAGGCATCCATTCCCGAACAACCACCTTTATCACAATCAATAAATTCATAAGGCTTACCAGCCTTCTTCATGTAGTCTAACTGCTTACGAGTCCATCCACAACCCATGGTCCCGTAAATAGTCCATTTCTCACCGTTGGAGGTGACATGATGCTTACCTGTCTGTGTCAGCAGGTAAATGTTCACAATGATGAGAAGTGCGAGAAGCCACATAGTTTATTATACATAAATATTATTCTTCCGAAGAGAAGGCGAGTAAATTAATAATGTCTGTGAAATAATCAACAGATGCATCTATGAAATCACCGTTGTAATTCCTCTGTAAAATCTGATTTGTATCATAAAGAACAAATAGACCAAAAATAAGAATACCTATTTTAGTGAGATTCTTGTCACCAGGTCTGAACAGACGTGCGATGAGAAGAGCTAATAGGGCAAAAAATAAAACAATGCCCATGGTTCTAAGATTAAGACCAAGTTGAACCGAGATGAATCCCGCAATAATCATCGAAATGAATATAGCAACCGCTTCTAAAAGTGCTTCGCGTAAGTCCTTAACGCGATGATATAACAACCCAGTAATGAGAGACACAGCAGTAAATAGGATAAACTTACTCTTGATACCAAGGTTAGCAAGTATAAGTGTTAACATCAAAGCTATACTGGATATAATGAGAAGAAGACGGTTCTTCTCAGTAAACTCCGAAACTTCACTATTTTTTAGTGCCGCCTCTACCCCTTGATATACCATAAAACCCTGAAAAATAAGATGACCAATTACGGTTGCCATAAAAGGTAACTTATCTTTGTTCATTTATAATACTCATATAAATTATTTACAAATTTTATTTTTGAGCACATTGCGTTCATTATTTGTCAGACTGTTCACGTAGTTGTTTATCTTTTTGGTATTGGACTTTGGTGTGACCGTCTTGAATCTACCCCCAACAAACTTCATATTCTTACCAGCTTTTATGGCGTTCCTTACGTTTTGAGGTGTCTTCATGTTAAAAGGCTGACCACGATCCATCCTCTTAGCCCGAGCCCTTTCCGAAAATGTTGGCTG